TAATCCATTTTATCTCAGGTTTATTTCTCCAAATTCTCCATTGATAGTCAGGCCAATTAATTCTTTTTTCATCATCGACGTGCCATCCCCATTTTGCAATATGCGATTCCGTTAAACCTTCAACTGTATTTATTCTTGGCACTTGGTATACTTCTACATCGCCGTGATTTGCTTCTAGAATATGAGGCAATGTTTCTATTAGCTTTTCATGTGGCACTTCATCAGCATCTATCTGAAAAATGTAGTCCCCATTACAGAGACTACTTAATAGATTCTTCCAATCTGCAAAATGATTTTCAAATTTAGCTTTGTGCCATTTGAAAGCATTATTTACGGAATGCGTTCTTAAATATTGTTCGACAGCGGGATCACCATTTACTTCATCATATAGTATTACTATATTATCTTCGCTGCGTTTGTGTTGAAGTAAAAAGTTCACTAAACGCTGTATTTCTACGAATTCGTTACATACTGTAACCGCATATGTTATTGTCATACTATTATATTATGAAATTATATACTATTCTCCAACCTTCTGTAACTTAGGTAGTTCAATTTTTTTCAATTGTGGTAATTTCAATTCAATTTGTTTTGGAATCTTAGATTCGAACTCATTAATTGAATTAACTAATTCATCGTATTTAGGTTGTATAGCACTTTTGGTGAACTTAGTATTTACATGGTATCTAAGACGCTTAGCATTATCGATATAGTTTTTATACTTCTCAAAGACGTCTTTTAAAAGGTTTTCTGCATAACCGTAATCTGGAGTAAACCATTTAGCACCATCAATTAAAAATTCATTCTGTGCTGATGGATGTATTGGAGTTAATGCTCCTTTAACTTCGGCAATAAATTCTTGATTTAAGAAATCACATTGGCCTGAATGAAATGGTACAATCATTGGTTTACCTGTTGTTGCAAACTCTAATAATGGCCTTCCAAATCCTTCTGCTTTTGTTAATGAATACATTGCTTTAACCTTTGGATGATTATATAATGAATTCATTTCCGTATCAGTTAGATCACCATGCAATAAATAAATATTTGGTAATTTTTGGTTTTTAAACTGAGGTTGATCCAATACTTGTGATATTCTAGTTTCAATATCCATTCGATCCATAATTGAATATGTAGCTCCGCTAGTTTTTAAGATAAGAGCTGGTATATTCTTTTTGCCTTTGAATGTATTAACAAATGAATAAATAACACCCGATACATTTTTTCTATCTTCACCAATATTACCAGTTAACCAATGTCCTACCGATAAAAATGCAAATTGCTCTTCTATCTGATCTAATACTTCTAAATTACCGCCAGCATTTAATGTGGTATAGATTAATTCATCGAAATACTCAGGAACTACAATTAGATTACATGTAATTGGTTTATTATGCATTTTAGCTGTTTCTACAAACGTATTTTTAGTAAATTTGGTAGGTACTACTACGATTTGCATTCTATTAATCATATCAATCCATTCTGGCGGACAAATATCTCCTTCTGTACCTGCAGTAACTCCAATATTAAGTTTACCTATAGGTTGAAACTCAGTTGGCACTGTAATCTGAACAAATACATCTGGCTGATATTCTAATGGTAATGGAATTGTTCTTTGTTTCCAATCATTGGAAATTGGATATGTAAATGGGGTAACTCCCCACGGCATAGAAAGTAATTTAATATCCCAGTCACTTCCTTTTCTTTCAATTAAATTTGTGATAATTTCACGCGCGTGGTGTCCATAACCACTTTGTGTTGCAAATGGACCTGATATAACTGCTTTTAACATACGATTCCTGGTTTATTATATTTAACTTCTTTAAATTTATGTAATGAAAATGTCGGTTTAGTTTCTTTCTGAACATTGAATAGATAATTCATCATTTCAATCATTTTGTTACCCATTTGTTCTGAAGTTAATCCATTTGCTAATGCCCATTCTCTACCAGCATATCCCATTTCGTCGCGAAGTGTTTCTGGAGTATTATACCAATACATAATAGCATCAGCAACATCTTCAAATTTTACTCGGTCATCAAAGATATATGGTGTTGCTGGAGATCCTTGCAATGATCTATTGCTAGGAAATACTGGTTTAGCCCATACCCCATGATTTTTGTATTTACCGGTATGATTTGTAGCAAATTCACCATCGAAACGAATCCAATTTTCATCTTCATCTACGAATCCACATTGATCTTGTAATCCGCCTGTAACATTGTTAATAATAGGAGTTCCTGATAATATTGCTTCGGTACTGCTTAGTCCCCAACCTTCATTCGAGGCAATGTTAACTACTACGTCTGAAATATTATATAATGCATTCAAATCATATGCTGACATCTTCTCTGCAGAAAATATAATTTTACATTCGGGTGCTAATGCTTTATATACTGCCCTCAAATCAGTTCCATTTTCATCAACTGGTTCGGTATGCATAACTAATCCAACTTTGCCTTTCTCTGCTTCTGTTAACTGAGATACAAAGTGTTTGAATGCTAATATTAAATCTCCTGGCTGTTTTCTTCTAATATTTCTATTATTCCAAAATACCATAAAATCTATGCCATTTGCTTCTTTAACGCGTTGCTTCATTGATATTAACGATGCATCGTCTTCTGGTAATGGTTTAAATATATTATGATTTAATCCGTGTGGTACAAAACCGGTAACAATTGTGTCTGATTTGATTTTGCTCGGTACAGTCCCGTTTTCATCATAATCTACAACATTAAATCCGTTCTGTGTAAGCACTTCTCTATGGATATTATCAGATTGCTTACTGATACCCATAATCATATCACAACTAGCATAAAATGGTGCGTTCCATTGAGGATACGGCAAATCATCCCATATTGAATAATATACGATCGGAATGTTATATGTAGTTTTTATTTCGTGTTCCAAAGCATATAACCATGTCCAATATCTAGGATCTGTAAAATGGAAGATTGCATCTGGTTTTTCTAAATTAAGTAATGTAAATAGAATATTTCTATCACCATAACCATTCCACGGAATAATTTTAACAACTGCATCTTCTATACCGGTTTCTTTTGCTACTTGATCAGATAAATCTAATCCTTTACCAGCTTCTGGGTGTTGTAGTGCTGCTCCTAATTGTACCCAATCATACTCTTTAACTGTATTAAAGATAATTTCTTTACTAACCGTTCCTATCCCAGAAGGTAATCTGAAATCATCTGCTAATAGTAAAATCTTCTTTTTACTCATACGTAACCTTTGTTTTTTGTTTATAACTTATTTAATATAAATATTGACTAACCTAAGATAACCACCGGTTTATTCAACTTTTTGACACCATTATATGCCGTTTTCAATACTGGATCCATTGTTTCTGAATTTGTCATTATAATCATATATTCACAACGTTCAGCTATTAATTTCATCCTATGATGTAATTGGCTAAAATGATAATTCTTTCCATAATATGATTCGGGCATTGCTGAGTATAAGTTATATCCGGAAAAGGATGGATTAAATTCTTTATAATTCATTCCAAACTCTAATGCATATTTTTTAACCATAAAATTTGCACCCTCTCCTTGACCTCCAGCACCGATAACTGTTAATTCGGTACCGAATCGCTGTTTTAATCCTTGTAAGGTATCAATTACTTTTCGTTTACTTTGCCAATCCGTATTACCTATTACTGCTACATTCATAATATAAAAAATTATTCTTTAATCCTATTTTCTTTTGGACATTGTACATAATCTTCTTTAAATGGACAATATTTACAATTCTTTGCACCTTTACCTGCTACTGCAACATATTTACTATCCGTTCTCTTTTCACCAGCTTCATCAAAACAATGTGACACAAATTCATCAATCAGTCGTTGTACTTTTTTCTGTGTAACTGTACCCGATGCCGGAATGTGTTGCTGAATACGTTTTTGTGGAAACATTGAATCTTCTGATATCTTTCTTTTAACAATAAAAAATTCAATTTCGATATTATCTTTAGATACACCAAATTGTTGAGAAAAGTAATTCTTATATGCAACTAATTGAGCTGATTTTAAATTATCTGCTTTTTGGTATTTATTCCACCCATTTCTACTAGTTTTAATATCAATTATTCTAATAGTATTAGTAGGAACATGACGAATCACTAAATCTATAAATCCATACCAAAATACCGAAGCATTCTTTTCAGATGCTTGAGTACATAAATCAATTTCAATTCCAACTAATTCATAATCCTTTGTAGAAAAATATTTTCTTCTATTCTTCTTGAACCAATTTAAGATCTGCTCACCATCTTCAATATATTCGGCTAACTGCAATGGATTAGAAAAGTGTTCTCCGTTATTAGATTCAACTGCTCGTTTATATTCATTTCGTAAATTGGTAATTAGTAACTCTGTAAGATTTATCTGATCAGCTACTGTTACTGAATGAGTATACATTAATTGCAAAAAGTATTGTAATGTTTCATGAAAAGCTGTACCAAACACTGTATCTATACTATCATTAAAAGGAACCAACTTATCGATATATGCTAGTTTCCATTTATGCGGACACATTTCATATGTTGACCATTGTGAATAAGATATTCTACGAGCAACCGTCTCTGGGTCTCGTAATGCCAATTTATAAATAGGTGTTATATATTGTCCGTTTTTCATATTAATATTATATAAAATATTTAAATACTATCCAAATTTAATGTAGAAAATCCTCCCCGGTTAAGGAGAGGATTATTTTTAGGCGATCAATTACAGGTAGCGACACTTATAATTGATCTATATGGCGTAACCATATACGGTCCTAATCCGTATCTTATTATTTTATATTTAAGAATGTTCCGGCACCACCTGCCATAGTAGTAGGTAACGCGCCATCCCATTTCTCAATTTTCTTGTATTCAACAAACAACGGAGTCAATTTTTGTTGAGTTAAATCCATTGCTCTTGCTTTTGCTGATGCATTAATTACTGTTTCTGCAGAATCTGCTCTTGCTACTGCAATTTTACGTTCCCCATCTGCCTTAGCAGCTAATGCTTGCTGGATAGAAGCTTCTGCCTGTTGCACTGAGCGTGTTTTTGCTACGATTGCTTCTTGTAATGCTTCTGGTGGGATGATATTGGAACGCATCTGTGATACTGAAAACCATTTTGATAGTCTCAGGTTACATTCTGCAACAATCGCAGCTTCAAATCCTTGACGGTGACCAAATATACTATCAACCTCCCATGTATTTGCTACATCATTTACTGCACCTACAATTGCTGTCTTTAGCCAGCCTTGTTCTACATCTTTGATAGGTAATCTCAAGTTTTGGAACATATCACCAACTGCATTTGATTTTAATGAATAGTTGAAGCTTGGTTTAATATCAGCCGGGAAACCACCTTTAGTAATTACTTGTTGTTGGTCGAATTCAATATGTTGCTGATAAGTTGGGAACTCGTACATGCTCTCAGTCCAGGTATTATAAAGAACCCATCCTGTTTTGTATTCATATTTACTAACTCCACGACTATTACCGGTTAGCTTAACTTTGATACCAACATGGCCGGCGTCGACCCGTTCAACAGCAAATGGCTGAATACTTGTTAGAATTATTCCAATTATAAATAATGAAATACCTTTAATTAGCCAGATAGGTCTAAACTTCTCAGTTGCAGTATCCCATTTACCGGTAGGATCTATTTTTTCATACGCTTGGTCTTTTGTAGAAAAGAAATAGTAAGCCGTTGCACCCAATGTTGCTAACAATAAAATTGTTGAAATCATAACTGTTTTTTGTTTTTTTGTTAAACGTTAAATAATTTAATTAAATATCTGACAATGTACCGTATTTGCCAAATCGTATACAATGCCATTAAGAATAATACAATTAATTGTAATGGCATAGGTGTTTCTCTAGAAATAATATATTCGCCTACCATGGTCGCTACCGACAAATATACTACTACGGTTGCTAGAGTCAATGTTGCATTTTGCTCAATTTTGAAAATCTCTTTCCAATTCATAATTTTTATTTTTCTTTATTATATGAAAATTGATTCTACTTTACACATTTATCTTGCTGCTCTTTTATATAAAGATCAATAGTATCTTTGGTTTTTTGTAAATCTTGTAACCAAGATCCTTTGTGACGACATCGCAATATACGTTTAATTATATCAAACTCATATGAATTTAACTTAAAATCGTCTGCAACTTTATA